AGGAAGTTAGCATGATGAGCATCGTAAGGTTCCCAAGTGATGACGCTGAGATGGATACCGAAGAAATAGATAGGGTATTCGATTTCATCGATGAGCGTGTCGCTGATGATGCTGAGACGCGGGATGTTCTGATTGCAATGCTGGTGGTGATTAAGATGATTACCTCAGACAATGGGCTGATAGAAGAAATACACTGAGCTTTTTCCACGCAGGGGGATGAGCTTTTACCACGTAGGGGTATTATATGTTTTCGTTTGAGATGAAGGGCGACACGTCCAAGCTGAACCGCAAGCTGTCGAACATGGTGCAGACGCAGATCCCGTTTGCGACATCGAAGGCCATGAACGAAACCGGCAAGTTTCTGGTGCGCATCAATAAGAATGACATGAAGCGCAAGTTTACAAACGCGAATGCTTTCACGCTGAATGCGTTTTACTTCCAGCCAGCCAAGAAGCGCAATCTTGTGATGACTGTGCGGCGCAAGGACAAGCAAGTAGGCAAGCATTACCTTGAGGTGCAAGATAAGGGCGGGTTGCGCCCCAGAAAGGGCGTAGAGAAGCGCTTTGAGCGTGAGATACCCTACAATGGCATATTCAGGGCTATGACGCCCACAAGCCGCACTGGAGGCAGCAAGAACAACATTCTGATGTCACAGGTCAATAAGGTGAGCGCTGGCATCAAGCAGCCGTACAGCAAGAGCGGTGTGAGGTATTTCGCGGCTGGCCCGCACAGCTTAGGTAAGTTTGGCGGTGGCAGCAAGACGGGCGGTATTTACCGTGTGACGGGCAAAGGCAAGCCGCAGAAGATGTTTCACATACTTGACCATATGCCTCGCTATAAGAAGAAAACAGACTTTCACGGCTTGATGAATAAGTTTGCCAGCAAGCACATGAAGCTCATGCTGAAGAAAACTATGAAGCAGGCGCTGCGCACCGCGAAACTGCGGTGAGCTTTTTCCACGTGGGGGTGAGCTTTTTCCACGTGGGGGTGAGCTTTTTCCACGTAGGGGGCTGAGCTTTTTCCACGTGGGGGTGAGCTTTTTCCACGTGGGGTTGCCTAAGTTTTTGATTTTGCACCCATTTTTTTGATTTTTTGCGCGTTAGTTTCTGCATCGCAGCATGGATTTTGCGGCGTTGCGGCATGATATTTTGAGCGCTTGGCATTTCAATGCGTTGCAATATTGCCACGCAAAAAACTTTCGCAATCGGTTAAACGACTAAAACGCTCAAACATTCGCATTGATAGCACGATTGAAACTGTCGGGATTTATGCAATCGCCCTTTGATTGCGTTTTGCTATCAATTCGCAATAGCAAAAGCGGCGCAAAAATTATGCGCGGCGCGGCGCGGTTTTGGCTGGCGTGTTATTTTTTGCTTTGCTTTGATATCGTTTTGATATATTTGCGAGGGGCGGGCATCGTGCCCGCGCTATATATAAGGAAAAAATAAAATGGATTATCAAATAAGAATACGTGACCTCGCGTTCTGGTTTATCGCATTGGCGCTAATGTTTGCGGCGCTTTATTCAATGCCATATTTGGCGCTTTTGGATTTTTTCGCGGATGCTTGCGGCGTTGGATTTATGACGCCAAACAATGGCGGCTTTTATATCAATCTTACTTGCGAGGGATAAAAATGGCCTATGATCGAAACAAGGAAACAATGCTTTTTCAAGCTGGCGCAATCAACGGCGCGGCTGGAATGGTTCGCGGCTTTATTGAAGCGGATAACTTGCAAGCCGCAAAAGATAGCTTGCGCGATATTGAAAGCATTGCCGCAAAACTCAAAGCAAATATTGACAAATTGGAGGGATAATAAATGCCGATTAAAGTAATTGAACCATATGCAAAAACCATTGAAGCAATCGAAAACGCGGGTTTGCGCGTGTTTCGCTTGGAGTGTTACCGCTTAGGAAAGCAAAACGCGCAACAAAACTTGCGCGGTAAAACTCATTATGTTGATGACGGCGTTTTACGCTATCATCACGCCCGCATTCTTGACGCCCGCGCAATTTGTGACGGCTTATTTTTTAAGATTGTAGAAAGCGTCTCTTTAGATATGCGCAACACGCGGCGCGGTTTCCGCGTAGTGGTGTTTGATTTATTTGGCGCGGTAGTAGAGCGGGCAAGCTTGGAGGATTGTCACAAGAGCCGCCAGCAAGCGGAAAAGCATTTTTACTTCCCCATTGACCCGCAAGAATACTATGCGCAACGCTTGCGCGAATTGGGGCAAATTGAAGCGAGACAAGCAAAGCGCAAGCTTGAAGCCGCGCAAGCATTGGAGGGTTAAACAATGCAAAATCAAATTGAAACCGGCATTCCGTTTTGCGGCTTTTACTGCTCAATATATGACAGCGAATTTGATAGAGCGGGTCAAAATTTGGCTGAATATTTGGCGGATAAAATAGGCGCAAGCGCTGAGGCGGTTGCAGACGGGCTATGGTCTATAGCTCAATGGGATAGCGCCCGCGATAAAGTAAGCCGCTTACATATTGAAGTATTTTTGGAAAAGTTCAGCGATTTGATCGGTGTTGATATTCTAACCGGTCATAAGTTCGCGGCGCTTCAAAGCCCAAAATACTATAACTTTTCCACAGATAGAATATTTGCCCGCATTGATTTTGACGCCGTGCAACAAATATTTGACGCCGTGCAACATGCAACGCTTGAAGCCGTTATTAAGTCGCGTTTCACGTCATATGATGGATTTATAAGCCACTATTTAAATCAGGTTGACGCATGGCTTGATAAGCCGCTTGCTGAATGGGATTGCAATGAAATTGAAACCTTATTGCAAGCCGCCATTATTGACGCGCTGGGCGGCGCTAAAATTGACGTGCATGATTTGCGCGAATTTATGGGTGAAGTTGAGATGGAAGTAATAGACCATGGCGCGGGCAATGGTATCTTTGATCCTGATTTTGAGGAAAGCAAGCTTTTGCAGCGCTTGCAGAGCGAGGACGCATGAACGCAACTCATTACTTCCACAAAATCACAATAGACGGCCGCGCTTCAAAATATAGCGCTTGGTTCAATGGTGATCCCATGTCGCGATATCCCTCGCTTGTTTGCTTAGTTGATTGCGAGCGAATTGACGCAATCGGCCGTTCTTTTCCTTGCACTGATAAGGAAAAGCAAATCCTGCAAAACGGCGCTTGGAGCGCGAAACAATGGGGCAATTATGAACGCTGAAACAATAGACCGCATAATTAAGCTTGCAGGGCTGGCCGTTTTGGTCACATTGCACTTTACCTTATGAAAGCCAATTAAGCCGCCTAACGCGGCTTTTTTGTTGCCTATATGCGCCGCGCTATAATGCGCGGTTTTTTTTGTGCCTGACAGCGCCTGACATCGCCTGACATCGCATAACGCGCCTGACATCGCCTGACATCGCCTGACATCGCATAACGCGCCTGACAGCGCATAACGCGCCTGACATCGCCTGACATCGCCTGACATCGCCTGACATCGCCTGACATCGCCTGACATCGCCTGACATCGCCTGACATCGCATAACGCGCCTGACATCGCCTGACAGCGCATGACAGCGCATAACGCGCCTGACATCGCCTGACATCGTGTAACGCGCCTGAAATCGCCTGACAGCGTAAAAAAAATTTGCCCGCATATTTGCCGCGATATTTGCCAGCTTGCGCGGCATTGACCAAGCGCTTGCGCCTCAAATCAAGCGCGGCGCAATCGCCTTAAACGTGCAACGCAAGCGCAGCATAAAACGTGCTGCAATGCAGCGCTAACGGTGTCAATTTTGCGGTGTTGCAAATAAACCATTGATATGATGCAAAAAAACCACACTTGCGCCCATGATGATCTTTCTGCAGCTGCAAAGGTACTCCCACAACGTCAGCCATGCGGGTAGTTCGCACCACGATTTTTTTCTAGTGATAGGGGTCTTATAAGGGGGGAGACACTAAATATAGCATTGTGAAATCTATGGTTATAGCTATATGATAGCATGTAAAAATGGTGAGACATGGCATCACAAAGTGAAATAGCGGCAAAGCTGGGCGTAAATGTAAGCACGTTTAAAGATTTCGTAGCCCGTGGTATCATCGAAGAGCGCGAGCGTGGGCAATATACCTATGAGGAATGCTCTAAGCAGTATCTTGACCATCTGCGTGAGATTGCGGCTGGGCGCTACAGCGAGGATGGTCTTGATCTATCTGCTGAACGCGCAAGGTTAGCTAAGGAGCAGGCTGACGCAAAGGAGATGGAGAATGCGATTGGCCGTGGCGAGCTAGTTAAGATAGATGACATCGTGAAGCAGTTTGAGGATCAGTTGCTTAAATCGAAGGTCAAGCTACTTGCTGTGCCAACTAAGGTTGCTGCTGAAGTAAACGCAGCTAAGGATGTTAAGGAATGCAAAGCGATAATCGAAGAAGCAGTCAAAGAGGCATTGAGTGAACTGGTCGGATACCGTCAGTCGGCGTCAAGCGAAGAAGCTTGAGCATCGTTTAACTGAGGCTATGCGGCGAGCGCTGAAGCCGCCACCAAAGTTGACTGTATCAGAATGGGCTGACCAGTTTCGCCAGTTATCCAGCGAGAGTTCAGCAGAGGCGGGCAAGTGGTCAACCTCACGCGCAGAATATCAGCGTGGCATGATGGACGCTATTTCTGATCCGAATGTGGAGAGCATCGTTTTGATGACCGCTGCGCAGATCGGCAAGACTGAGCTAATCAATAACGTGGTTGGTTTTCACATTCACCAAGATCCAGCGCCTATGCTGGTTGTGCAGCCCACGCTAGATATGGCGCAGACTTGGAGCAAAGACAGACTTGCCCCTGCGATACGCGATACGCCTGTGTTGCTGGATAAGATCGGTGATCCTAGATCGCGTGACAGTGGCAACACAACTTTGCATAAGGTATTCGCGGGTGGTCATGTTACTGCATGTGGCGCTAACTCGCCTAGTTCATTGGCGTCACGTCCATGCCGCATTATTCTGTGCGATGAGGTTGATCGCTATCCTATTTCTGCCGGTACAGAGGGTGATCCCGTATCATTGGCGAAGAAACGGTCTGCTACATTCTGGAACCGCAAGATCATCTTGGTTAGCACTCCGACTGAAAAGGGTTCATCTCGAATTGAGCAAGCTTATGAAGAAAGCGATAAGCGCAAGTTCTTCGTTAGCTGCCCGCATTGTAATGAGAAGCAAACGCTTCAGTGGGCGAATGTTAAGTTCAGTAATAATGATCCGAATACTGCGGAATATAGCTGCGAGCATTGCGGGTCTTGCTGGGATGATGCTGATCGGTTTCGCGCTATCCGATATGGATCTTGGCAGAAAACAGATACCGGCGATGGCAAGACTGCTGGCTTTCATCTATCGGCGCTGTATTCGCCTTGGACGCGGCTTGATGAGATTGTTGGAGAATTTATTGCAGCCAAGCGTGATCCTATGCGGCTCAGGACGTGGGTAAACACCACTTTGGGCGAGACGTGGGAAGAACAGGGCGAGATGCTTGATGAATATGATTTGATTGATCGGGCAGAAGATTGGGGCGATGAGCTACCTGAAGGCGTCCTGATGCTGACTGCTGGGGTAGATGTTCAAGATGATCGATTGGAATATGAGATAGTTGGCTGGGGACGTGGCGAGGAAAGTTGGTCAATCGACTACAACGTCTTATATGGTGATCCATCATCAGCGGAATTATGGATCGATCTGGATAGGGCGTTGCAGCGTACATATACACATCCTCTATCTGGTGACATGACGCTCAGATCGGCCTGCATCGATAGCGGTGGCCACTACACGCAGCAAGTTTACAACTATGCACGAAATCGTGCGGGCAAGAGGGTGTTCGCTATCAAGGGTATTGGCGGTGAGGGTAAGCCTGTGATTGGCAGGCCAAGCAAGAATAATATCGGCAAAATCAACCTATTCCCTGTGGGAGTAGATACAGCGAAAGAATTAGTGTATGCTCGCCTGAAGATGACTGAAGAGGGCGCGGGATATTGTCACTTCCCGATTGGACGAAACGAGGAATATTTTAGGATGCTTACCGCAGAAAAGAAGGTGGTTAAGTATTTTAAGGGGCGTCCAAAGCGTGAGTGGATGAAGATCAGACAGCGCAACGAGGCGCTTGACTGTCGGGTCTACGCAACCGCTGCTTTAGCCGTTTTAAATATAAATATGGACGCAGTTGCAAAACAGGCCCAAAATAAGGTACAATCGGACAAACCTCAGCAAGTCAGGCGTCCAGCATTGCCGCGCCGCAATTCGTTCGTTCACGGTTATAGGTGATAGATGGCTAATTTATTCGACGCAGCAAATGCACCGACTACTGAACCGACTGACTTTGTGGTCGGTGATTTCGTACAATGGAAGCGCACTGATTTAAGCGATGACTATCCAAATAGTGCCTACACGCTTACTTATGTATCAAGGGATGCTGGCGGTGGCTCGCATGAGTTTCAAGTAACTGGAACGGCAAGTGGCTCTGACTATCTCTTTACTATTCTGGGATCTGCTTCTTCTGCGTTCAGTGCGGGCCATCACAAATGGCAGCTTGAGGTTGTGCGCAATAGTGACAGTGAGCGCATCGTACACGAAACAGGCCATTGGGATATTCATGTTGACATGGATGTTAATGGCGTTGACCCAAGGTCATTCGCTCAAACGATGGTCGACAAGATCGAAACCATACTTACCGGCAAGGCTGACAGCGATGTCGGCAGTTATTCTATTGCTGGCCGGTCATTGACAAAGATGACCTTTGCTGAACTAGAAGACGCTAGAAATAGGTACATGGGCATCTACAAGCGTGAGCAAGCAGATGAGGCAGTGAAGAAGGGCAAGCCAAGCCCTAACACGATCAAAGTGAGGTTTAGCTGATGGGTGTACTTGATCTCTTCAAACGGTCTAAGAAAAAGCCGCAGCGCCGTAATTATCAAGCAGCCGCCAAGGGGCGGCTTTTCGCTGACTTTCATGGGTCAAATAGAAGCGCTGATAGTGAGATACGCTGGGCGTTGCGTGATCTGCGCAACCGTAGTCGTGATTTAGAGCGCAATAATGAGTATTTTCGGCGGTATTTGCAGCTTTTGCGGGTAAATGTTGTCGGAGAAAACGGGTTTAACCTACAGATCAGAGGCAGAAACCCAGATAATTCGCTAGATCGTGCTGGAAATAACATAATTGAGGGCGCTTGGCGTGATTTCTCACGTTTCGGCGGGCCAACCATTGATGGTGGTCTTTCAATGGTGGATTTGTGCAATCACATCATATCTGGCGTTGCGCGTGACGGTGAGGTGTTCCTGAAGATCGTAAAGGGCAACTATTTGCGCTACGGCATAGGTTTGCAGCTTATTGAGCCTGATCTTGTGGACGAAGAGAAGAACGAGCTTGCGGCAAACGGCAATCAGGTGCGCATGGGTGTTGAGCTTGACAGCAAAACCAAGCGTCCGATTGCGTATTATGTGCTGAATTACCATAAGGGCGACTATGATTACATGACGCCATCCGCAGAGCGCAAATATACGCGTGTTTCTGCGGATGAAATGATGCACATCTACCGCCCAGAACGCGCAGATCAGACTAGGGGCGTTCCTTGGTCTGTTGCTGCGATTGCTTCACTTAAGATGCTGCATGGTTATCGTGAGGCTGAATTGGTTGCGGCTAGAACTGGTGCTGCCAAGATGGGCTTCTTCACTAGCCCTGCTGGAGATGGCTTTACGGCTGACGGGTTTGATGATGAGCAAAACACTGTTCCTATCTATGATGCTGAAGCTGGCACGTTCCACCAGCTTCCTGCTGGCGTTGACTTCACTCCATTTGATCCCACGCACCCCACATCTGCGTTTGCTGACTTTGAGAAAGCAATCCTGCGCGGCATAGCTGGTGGGCTGGGCGTAAGCTATACATCATTAGCCAACGATCTTGAGGGAACAAGCTATTCGTCCATACGTCAGGGCGCATTGGAAGAGAGAGATTTCTACCGCACGTTGCACAGATTTATGATCGATCACTTCCTTGATCCGTTCTACCGCATCTGGCTAGAGCATGTGATGGATCATGGATTTATACCTATTTCTGGTGAAAATAAGGTGTTTAAGTTCAGCCAAGACGTAACTTGGCGCGGCAGAGGCTTCCAGTGGGTTGATCCACTGAAGGAGATGAATGCTGCTGTTGTAGGATTGCAGAACGGCATCTTGAGCCATTCTGACATTGCTGCGACTTATGGGCGAGATGCAGAAGATACGTTTGCCCAGATCGAGCGTGACAAAGAACTTGCTGAACAATTTGGTCTATCTATGGCTTATCAGCCGTTTGGCATGAAGCAGCCAGTACCAGCAGAGGTGGATGATGTCGAACAAACCGACTGATGGAATGGTAGAAGAAGCGAAGCGCGGCCTAGAGTGGCGGCGTGAGTTTGGGCGTGGCGGCACTGAAGTTGGCATTGCTAGAGCGCGTGACATATCCAATGGCAAGAACTTGTCAGACGATACAGTCAAGCGCATGTTCAGCTTCTTTAGTCGCCATGAGGTGGATAAGAAGGCTGAGGGGTTTCGCGTAGGTGAAAAGGGTTATCCATCAAATGGCCGTATTGCATGGGCGCTTTGGGGCGGTGATGCGGGCTTTTCGTGGAGCAGGCAGATTGCAGATCGTTTAGATAAAGAAGATCGCGCTGCTGGCGTGACAGACGCGGTTAAGACCGGCTTGGCCAAGAAAGCCAAGGATCACAATGAAAAGGTTGGTGATGTGGCGTCTAAGCGTACGAGTACACGTACGCTAACGGCTGTATTCAAGCGTGGCGTTGGCGCTTACAAGACAAACCCGCAGAGCGTCAGACCTAACGTAAAGTCACCTGAGCAGTGGGCATATGCCCGCGTGAACAGCTTTTTGTACGTCCTGCGTAATGGCAAATTCCGCAGCGGAAAGCATGATACTGACCTTCTGCCAAAGGGTCATCCAATGGCTAACGATGAAAGGGGTAGCGCAGATATGGCAAAAGATGATATTATTGATCTTGAACTGAAAGGATCAACAGAGATGGAAGAGCGTCACATATTGAACGTGGAAGAGACAGATGATGCTTATACTGTCACTTTTGCGAAGCCTGATCGTGAAGATCAGCCTGAAGAAATGCAGACTACTCAGGAAGATGATGAGCGCATTCATCACTATGATGATGAAGAGCGCCTTGACCGTGAGAAGATGGAAACTCGCGGCATGTCATTTGATGGTAAGGTTGTTGATGAAGATAAGCGTACTGTGCGGATTGCTGTATCCAGCGAAGAGCCAGTTGAGCGTAGCTTTGGCAACGAAATATTAGATCACAATGAGCGCAGCATTGATCTTAGCTTTGCTAAGTCAGGTCGTATGCCGCTGCTCTTGGATCACGATCCACGCCAGCAGATTGGTGTGGTAGAGGACGTAAACCTTGATGGCTCGGCTCGCAGATTGCGGGCGACTGTGCGTTTCGGAAGAAATGGACTTGCCAAAGAGGTTTTCGAGGATGTTGTGGATGGTATCAGAAGCAACATCAGTGTTGGCTATCATGTCAACGATATGGAGCGTCAAGATGCGGATAGCTACCGCGTGAAGTCTTGGCTTCCAATGGAAGTATCAGTTGTGAGCATACCCGCAGACAGGACAGTCGGGGTGGGCCGCGCAGCAGAGAAGCCACCCGCAAAACCTATCACTGAAACTCTTATTAGAGAGGAAACTATCATGTCGGAAGAAAACAAGATCGACATCGATGCGGTTAAGGCCGAAGCTACTCGCGCCGCCGCAAAAGATACTGCTGAAATGTATCGCTTGGCTGCAAAGCACAACAAGCGTGATTTGGCAGACAAAGCCGTATCAGAAGGCCGCTCACTCGCAGAATTTCGCGGTGAATTGCTAGACGTAATCGGTAATGCACCATTGGATACGCCAAATGAAATCGGACTTGCCCCGAAAGAGGCCCGTCAGTTCTCATTGCTTCGCGCTATCCGCGCCCATGCAAACCCAACTGATCGCTCTGCACAAAAAGCTGCTGCTTTTGAATTAGAAGCTGCTGCTGCTGCGTCAGACGCGATGGGTGTTGAAGCAC